TCAACGAGGTTGATGAAAAAAAGATATATACAGAAGAAACAAACTGAAAAATTCCATCGGCTTGCTCAAAAAAAACATAATTAGATCCATCATACTTTGCAGATTTTGCCCGACCGCATAACCAATTTATCGCATCAATCGGATGACGATTGATCGTTGCCGATTGAAGTGTTTTTGTTTCTTCTGTATATATCTTTTTTTCATCAACCTCGTTGAATTTAGAAAAGATTTCAAGAACCATATCTGAAGATAACATATTTTTATATATATTTTTAACCACAGTTAATTCTGACATAAATTTTTCACCTGAACAAAATTTAATGCCTAAAGCGCGTTTGTCATCTCCACCAAATGGATATACTTCATATATTCTGCCTATAAAATTAATTTCATTTTTTTGAGGGGTGGCAAATGTAAACTCAACAACCTCATCCCCATTCAACGAAAACTCTGACATAAACGACACGGCATCAATAATAACAACTTCCCCTGATAACACCTGAGAATCCATAGGAGATATTCCCATACTTTCCGTAAATGTAATCGTATTCCAAAGACGTTCATTTACTTCCTTAGAACTCTTTCCGTCAGACGAAATAATATTAAACAAAGTAACAGCGCAATCACCTTGGCCCCTATTTGGACTTTGATTAACTTCTGCGGCTGCCATATATATTATCTCTTTTTAACTATAAGGGAATTAAATTCTTCGACAAAAAAGGACAAATATTCTGGTTTCAATAGAACAATTTTTCTCCGGGCTTCATTATCTGCTTCCTCTTTGGCATGTGCTGTTATTTTTTCTCGGGCATCGGAGTCCGTCCACGTTCTAACTCCCTCAATCTTATATTCAAAGGTCTGTTCAACCACATCTCCTCCCCGCAAGATAACATCCCCAATCGTATATAAAGATCCGCTGGCATTGGACTCGTCTTGGTCTGCTATTATTTCTACAGTTTCATAATGAGAGGTCAATTGATATGCAGCTTCAACAGATCCGTATTTTTTGGAAATATATTTGTTAAAAACCCTTGTTGACATCGGCCAATCCCATTGGGGGTCTTGAATTTGATTCGTCAACAAAATAACCCAATGATAATTTACAGAATTATAATAATTATACGAAAGAATTTCTGGCGTTTCTCCATCTGAAATAATATAATCATACCAAACAACTCGATCAGATAAAGCCGCAGTCGTTGCCTTTGATCGTTTAAAAATATCAGTAACGAATTTAAGTTCTTGTTTATTAATAAACGAATCATAAAACATGGTAGGGAATGGACTAAAATATGGTTTCATTTAAAATCCCTTCTCAAAATCACCTGCCGTCATCAAATCCATTTCTTGGAAAGTTAAACTTAAATCAGTTTGAATTGGATGATTTGAATTGAAAGTGTGATTATCGCCGCCGCCAGAATAATTGACATTAATTTGCTTTAATGCACAATTGCCAATTTTATGTGTCTGCTTTGAATTCCAATAATCTATTTGAAATATTTTTGGATATTGCCAATATCGAGACTTGCCATCCGTATCTTCAATGGATCGCGGGGCAGCATGAACCTTAAACATTTGTATTATTGCAGAAATTGTTTCTGCTTCTCTTAAATTTCGTGGAGAAAGTTTAAAATCAAACTGAAACGACCTCGGCTCTACGCCATCAAAGAATGTCTGGAAGTGCGGATTGACTGCTTTTCCCAAAGACTTCATTTGAGCTTTTGCAATTGCCTCATTTCCTGTCACTCCACCAGCAACTTTTGATAACCCCTCGGCAACTAAAGTGCCTGCATCGGCAGCAAGAGACGACAAAACATCCCCTACCCCCATATCGCCGCTAAATAACTGACCGCCAAATCCGCCTGACATACCGGACCAATTTGCACTATATGACTCGCTAATTGAATGGGGAATATAAAGAATAATATCGCCCTTCGTATCAATTCTTCCCTTGCTCACAGAAGAATCTTTGGTTGTCTTTGCGTCCTTTAAAGAATCTGGTTCAGGGACAGGTTCTGGACTCTTTGCTGCACCAGTATATTTGGACTGGCCAGCCGGAAATGCTGCTGCCGCACCGGCATCCTGAAGATTTCCAAAAAAATTTCCAATTTGTTGCGACGTTTTTCCTGCCAAAAATTGATCTTTCATGCCTGTTATTTGATCCATGCCGCGTTTTGGCGGAACTTTTGGAGAAGATGGATTAAATTCCGTCCCGCCGACATCAAGGATATTAAATTTTACAAAATGCATGTGTCTGTCTGACAAAATAACATCCAATGGAAAGTTCAATGAAGTATACGAATGTTTATTTGTCTTGGCAGAGGCAGTCGGTCCCCTATCACTTCCAGGGACCATTCCTGTTGAAACTTCTGTCATACGGGCCATTAATAATTTCCTTTAAAAAATATAATAACTATATTTATTTAGGCAACATATATAAACATATGGCATACAAAGGAAAATGGAAACCAAAGAATAAAGAAAAATATGAGGGAAATCCCTTTAAAATTACCTATCGTTCCTTATGGGAACGACGAGCATTCAAGTGGTGTGACGAAAATCCAAAAATACGCTCTTGGAGCAGCGAAGAAGTTGTAATTCCCTATATCTCAACAACTGATGGGAAACGCCATAAATATTATCCAGATCTAAAAATAAATTATGGAGACGGAAGAACGATTCTTGTAGAAATTAAACCAAAACGACAAACAAAACCACCTAAAATTAAAGCCAGAAAAAGTCCAAAATATATAAAAGAAGTTTATGCCTATGGAATGAATACTTCAAAGTGGAAATATGCCAGCGAATATGCAAAAGACCGGGGGTGGACATTTGAAATATGGACCGAGAATGAACTAAAAGAAAGAGGAATTCGCATAATTAGACAACCAAGACATAAATAAGTATATGGCAAAGAAAAAAACATTTCATAGTATTATAGAACAAAATACGAAGGGGCAATCTCCGCCGGGCAATGTATATAAGTCCAAAGAATGGTATCGACAAAAGGCAATCTCGATCCGTAGTGAAAAAAATAAACGTCCAGAACGCTTTTTGAAAATGGGACGAGCCCGAAAAAAATTAAAACGAACCATCAAGGGAAGACTAATGATGGGAAGAATGTATATGTTTACATACGAACCCAAAATGTACCAAACCCTTCCTTATTATGATAGATTTCCTATAATTTTTGCATTAGAATCACATAACGATGGGATTCTCGGAATCAACCTTCACTATCTTCCCCATACGCATAGGGCACTTTTGATGGACAATTTGTATGACTTGAGAAACGACTCACAAATAGACGAACAAACTAGATTATTAATGACATATAAATTTTTAAAAAGAACCGCTAAATATAGATACTTTAGACCATGTATAAAAAAATATTTAGATACAAATACGACATCAAGATTCATGCAAATAGATCCCAACGAATGGGAAATTGCACTTTTTCTCCCGTTAGAAAGATTTAAAACAGGAAGAGGAAGACCAGTACAACGCAAAACGGTATGGCAAGACACTAGAAAAAAACTCAGATATGGACGAGGAAAACATTAAATGTCAGAAACAGAATCGTCTGGTTTTAATATTAATGAATTTAGATCAAATTTAGATGGCAAATTAGCTTCTCCTACCAACTTTCGAGTTTTATTCTCTGGAGCCAATCATCAAGGGAATGATCGGATGTTGGCATATTTATGTAATGCCGCACAAATTCCCAGTAGAGCATTCTCAACAAATGACTATACTACTCACGGGCCCATGCAAAAAATTCCATATCAAAACATATATGATGATGTGGTAATTAGTGTATATTGCAAGGACACTATGGCTCAAAAAGCGTTTTTTGATAGTTGGCAAGCCATGGTATATAATTATTCCACGTTTACATTCAATTATCCAGATGAATATGTATCCGACGTTGTAATTGAACAATTTGACCACACAGGAAAGATGACATACTCCATAAAATTATACAACGCATATCCAATGATGGTATCTCCATTAGATTTAAATTGGAGTTCCCGAGATCAATTTCATAATTTACAAGTAACTTTAGCATACCACTTTTGGGAACCAGTATCTTCAGGCAAATCCAGCGGAAGTGCGGCATTAGGGGATGGGGCATTTAGTTCTTTTTTTGAAGAAAACAAAACATATCCAAATTTTGATGTTGGTGCAGCATTATCCTCTTCCGGGGCATCGGTCCTCACTTCAAGAGGAGCCCAATTTATTCAATCTACACCAATAAGGTCTAAAGAAAATCTTTTCGGCGCAACTCGCGGCGGAAGATTTGGGCCCAATTCACCGATGGGTGGTGTTGGGGCAGGACGATAGTTTACTTAAAATTAACACAATAGGAGAAAATAAATTATGGCATTACCTAAAATTGATATTCCCATTTTTAAAGTGAAATTACCAATCTCAAAGAAAACAATATCGTGTCGTCCATTCCTAGTCAAAGAAGAAAAAATTCTTCTCATGGCAAAAGAAAGTGATGATAATAGTGACGACTCCGTGAATGCAATTCGACAAGTAGTCAATAACTGCATAATAGATAATGAACTTGATGTAGATTCTCTTCCGCTAACCGATCTTGAATTTCTTCTATTAAAAATTCGGGCTCGATCAATGGGAGAAATCGTGACTTCAAAATATAGACACGGAGAGTGTAAAACCCCAACAGAAATTAATATTGATCTAAATGAAGTTGAGGTTATTATTAATCCAAAGAACAAGACAAAAATTAAAATAAATGATGAAATTGGATTAATAATGAAATACCCAACCATCAATTTAATGGCCAAGATGAATAATGCAGAAAAAAATACAGATAAAATATTTGAGATAATAGTAAAATGTATAGAATCTATTTTTGATGAAGATGAGGTTTATAGTCCAAAGGATTATACCGAAGAAGAACTTAATGAATTTTTATTGGGAATGACCCAAAAGCAATTTGAAGCTATTGAAGAATTTTTTTCTACACTCCCCAAGCTGCAAAAGAAATTTAAATTTGAATGTGTAGAATGTGGGTATAAAGAAGACCTTACCCTGGAGG